GTTAAAATTTTCAACCCCCTGTTGCCGTACCGCAAGGACTACTTCTATTTGAGATGACATTATTTAGTCCTCTCTTTTATTGTTAAATCGTATTGTGTTCTCATAATTCTGAGTGCCTCTTTTAATTTAATCGGCTGATATAATTCAGCCTTCCCGTCAGGCCAGACCGTTCCATCGCTGTTGATGTAGGTGTAAAAGTAGGGGAGCAGGAATATTTCTTCTGCCGTTGCCAAAATGCGGGGACATTCATTGGCCTCAACAGTCCCGCTTCCCCTACACACAGTACACGCAATATTTTTCCCCCCACATTGAAAACAAAATTTTATCTTCCACGGCCTTTGACAATCTTTTGAGCTACACGCATTGCACAAGTACATTTTTCCGTACTCGCTGTCTGTGACTATCAAGGCCGCTATCAGTTTTTTGCTTCTTCTCCGGTAATAGTGTTTAATTCCATTATCTTCCCGTAAAGAAACCAGCGTGCTGAAACAGTAAGAAGTTTTGACGGCTTTTTATCTTCAGGGAATGACAGTATATCGGTTCTATCCGTTTCCCATCCAAGAACAATATTATCAATAAGATTATTTAACGCTGAGAGTTCTTCTTCGTCATTCTCGTTTGAACCAAAATCTTTACTTGAAAGCTCTATCGCCGTGCTTCTTATTGCCGCCTCTTTCTCCCCTGGCCCCCACTCTTTTTTTTCTTGTGAGATGATTTTTTCAGCTTCAGCCACAAAAGGAAGTATCCCTTTTCTTGTATTGCGCTGTAACCGCCTTATTGAAAGCTCCGCAAGGTCAGTCATTGGCTTTAAAAGATAGGTAATCTTCTCTTTTTCATCCTTATACTTTAAAACCACATCCAAAGACATTGGAATCATCTGTCCCCCTTTTTATATTGTCGTAAGCGTATGCGTAAAGGTATTGGATATTGCAATACCCTCTAAATCCCACGTTTCCGCGCCGCCATCCTCAGAATCTTTGCAATTCGTTATCTGCGCGGTGGTAATATCCCATTTAATTTTTTGCGGTGCCGTACCAACCTCTATTGTAAGCGCACCAGTGGTTTTCCCAAGTAATGCTGTTTCCGGATCAACTACTGATGGAATATCTTTATATACCTTGAACTTCCATTTGATTTTACGGTTAGTAATAAGTGAATTGAGATACCCGTATGTTGCCGCAGGGTCTTTCAACAGCGCAACTTCTTGCGTTGCATCTATCTCACCAGAAAGCACCTTGTAATAAGTGTTACCGTTTATTGTAAGCGTAGTTGCTCCCATAAACGCCGGAGGTATTGTGCTGGCTTTGGATATTGCCGGAGATGTTCCTGCCGCGGGTATGGCAACAAGTGTTCCTTTACCTACAAAGTCCGCTGTCACCGGTTTCCCGGCATCAAATGTCCATTTAGGTGCAAAAATAAAATTGGCGGCCTTGCGTAGAATACATCCGCTTGTGTCAAGGTTCCCCGAATACCCCCATGCCGTACCATCGGTAATTGATGCGGCGGCTGATGTAAAAGTATAAGCATAAGTACCGTTTGGAGATTCGGACTCAGTCATCCCTGCTAATTTTAACATTGTACCGTATTGTCCCGGCGCATCAGACCCTCCCGTGCGCGCGTACACGCTTGCGGTAAGGTCAACACTCACCGGGCCGGGGACTGAAGCGTCCTGAGAGAACCCGCCAGCCACAAGTGCAACCTCGTTCATCTCAAAATTTTCTGACATCTTCGGAGGCCCGATTGTTTCTATAAGATTTGCGGAAGTTAAAGATGCTTCAGTGGTTCCAAACGCCGCCTGCGTTTTCACCAGTAGCATTGATAGATTCACTGCTTGTTTTGCCATAAAACACTCCTTTGGTTATCCTATTGTATATGGGTCATCCCACTTTAAAAAAGTTTCTACTTTAAAAGTAACAATTACTGAAAATATCGGCTCACCATTAGGGCCTAAATCAAGGGTATAATAAGTTTCTGTTGGATACGTTATCATCGCATACCCGCCGCACGTATGGTCATCCATCCATCCCTTTATTATATCGCTCGAAACATTACGCGCCTGATAGGTAACAGGATTATCCGTTGTCAGAGAGTCGTCAAGACGGTCTTGATATATAGCAACGTATTCAAGGGTATATTTATATCCTTCTGTTGTTGAGTTTTCTACATCTATTGACGGGCCAGCAAGCTCAACCCGTGGATATTTATTATTCCCGCGCTCGGTGAGTCTTTCTTGTTCGCAGTAAAGAATATTAGTACTATACCCGTTCGCGGTTGTTACTTTTAAAATGTCTGTCACTCTATTTGCAGAGATTAATGCTATGATACTGTCTGCCATGTTCCCTCACCAGTCTTAATGTTTCCTTTTTTACCAACATATCCCATCTTCATATCACGAATAGCCCTATTTATTCTTGCCTCAAATCTTTTTACCATAAAAGGCTTTTGATCATAAAACTGCTTTATAAAATTAAACTTTTGAGAGAGTTTTACACCTTTTTTTCCTACAAACAGAAGCGCGCTTTTGGGAAACGCTCCCGCCGCTCCGCTTTTTGTTGCGCGTCTTTTTCTTTTGCTTTCATCAAACCATAATATTGAGCCATTGCCCGCGCGCACGGGAACCATGTTAATGCCCTGTTCTTTTGCTTTGTTAAACACATCATCGGCATTTCCTTTTATGCCAAGCCCAAACCTTTTCAGATTCCTATACGCTGGGATTGTCATAAATCTGGTTGAGGCTATCCTTCTATTCGTCGCGCTCTCCTCCATCATGGCTATACCCTGTAAAAACTCTGACGGATTTCTTAGGCCAGTACCCAAACGCAAACGAATACGATCAGGATTGTTTTTATCAAGAACATATCCTTTAAAAGACCGCGCAAGGCTCTCTCCCCATTTTCCAGATCGGTTGAACGGTGAAGGCGCTCCATCTCCAAGTTTTAATTTTTTAATCTGTGCCCTGAATTTACCATCTCTTTTGGAACTTCCTAAATATCTATTCCTTTCCGCATAAAGCCATTTTCTCGCGGTAATAAGAAAGCGTACGGGCGCATCCTTGAACATAGATTCAACCGTATTCGCACCAGTGATTTTTGGTTCTATTGTTATCATGGCCTTAGCCCTAAGTGCCACATCATAGGCGAGTAATTAATGATACCACCTACCATGTATGTATTCGTAACATTGCCGTATTCAGGCGCGGAGAAAGAAACAGTATCTTTATTCGGAGTTACGGTATAAATTCCATTCGTCGCATCGTGGGAAATAATCAGCTCTATATCATACCCTGAATTTAGTTTTCCCTGCCCGCCGATTTTTGCCGTCCCTCTTGTCGTAACTATCCCGTATATTGTTTTCGCCGCCGCACCTGAAGGCGTATAGGTAATAGATTTTCTAAACGGATTATCTCCGCCTAAAAACCATTGGGTAAATTCGCTACTTAAATCCATATTATACAAAAGCGTTTCTTTTTACAAACTCTTCTATGAGTTTTGTTTTTTCTTCTCTTGTCGCTATTAAATTTTTATCAAACGGCTCCCCAAGCCAAACCATTGTCATATCCTTCCAGATAGTCAACGAGTTCGGAGCGTATACGCAAATTAAGTCACTTAATTCAACAACGATAAAATCAGCACCGTCAGGGAATCCAATACTTTTCAGTTTGATTTTTATATTACGTAACATTTTATCGTGAACCGTTGATTTATCTTGATACCCGACATGCTCAACAATAATATCCGTGTCTGTAAGAATAAGCCCGTTTTCCTGTGCTGATGCCATAACACTTTCGTGGAGTCTGCTCCTAAATTCCAACCCTGCTGCCCGTGGCCACATGCGAAAGTGCATAAACAGCGTGGTGAGTGCGGTTGTAATCGGCAATGGATTTATATTCTTAATGTGGAAAGCGAAAATGTGAACGAGTGGATCATTTTTAATAATTGCTATTTGCTCTTGTGATTTCTTTGGCAGCCGGTCATCAGCGTCAAACCACATAACCCAGTCACACGTTGCGTATGAGATCGACTTATTCCTTGCGGATGCAAAATCGTCCGTCCACTCATCGTGGTAAACCTTTGCTCCGAGAGATTCCGCTATTTTTACCGTATCATCAGTTGAACCAGTATCCAGTACTATTATTTCATCTGCAATAGATTTTATTGATTCAAAACATTCGGCAATGTTCGCCGCTTCGTTTTTTGTTATTAAGCAAACTGATAAAGTCATTTTCTGTCCCCATTATAGTAATGAGGGGAGAAGGATTTATCCTCCTCCCCTCAGTTAAAAAGTTATTAGGCAACCGTTACGGATGTATTTACTCTGCGATATACAAAATACTGAATCGTACCGTCGCCAGTCGCTTGTGTGGTCGAAAGGCCCACAACAAGAGTATTGGCCGCGGTGATTTTCGCATAATGTACTTTTGCGCCAGCGGTTGTACCAGCGGTTTTTATCATTGCCATTACAGCGTCATAGGTCGATAGTCCGGCAATGGTAATTGTTTCCAGTGTAGTATCTGGAACGGGAACGGTATTAGTGCAAACGTGTTCGCCCACTTTATCAAGATAAAATGCGGGGAGGACTACATTAATGTCAACATCAACATATCCCAAAGATGCGCTCCCTGCCGCGGCAGCCGTACCAAGGAAAAAGTCATCCTGTGCGCGCGCTACGATAGAACCTTTTATCAGCTTATTTGCTGAAGCATCCCACCATACCTGATCACCCTGGGCAACAGTTGAGGATGCAATCGGACATTGAAAGCGTCCGGCTTTATAATACGTTCCTTCTGTATTTGCTGCGTATGCGGCAGCGGCAACTATCGCGCCAATACCTGCAACAAAAATCACTTCACCAGCAGACACCGCGGCAGTACTTGCGTACTGGATGGATTCATTCGGTGAGGTTTCAACTAATCTCGCTTCTCTTGCCATAATCAAAATCTCCTTATGTTAATTTTAGGCTGTGCCTCCCCATTTATAGAGGAGGCACCTTTTATGTGTGCGTTATTTTAAACCTTACGCACCATGGTTATAATACATCCCGCGCCAGTCGCCAAACATCCACTTCCAATCGAGATGGATATCCCACGACACGCCAAGAGCTTCGCCAACTCTGGAATTTTCACTCCGTAATACAGGAGCTTCGTTTCCGTTAAGCAAAAGCAGAAGCGCGGTATCAATAGCATTAGGGGATGCGGCCAAATACCAGCCAGTACCGGAACCGCTATCAGCATTAATTAGATAAGGCTCGAATATGGGGGCAAGAACATTAGCACCACCGGGACCATAAGGATTGTAAATACCAACCTGACCGGCACCCGCAGAGGCCGCTGCGCCAGCGATAACGAAGTTGGTATAAACTATCTGCTCGATAGTCGTCTGGAGGTTCGGATCGGCAATAATAAAGCTTGGCGCGATTCCAGTATACTGTGAACCAGAAATTTCATCCGGCTTCAACAGTTTACGGGTCATCATCGCTAAGCGGCCAGCGCCTATTGTGGTTGCCGAGGGCGCTCCACCCGAACCGCTAGCAACATAGTTACCATGTCCGGTTGTTGCCGTTGCGTCGAACAGATACAACGAATCCTCACCCATCGCTGGGCCAACAAGGCTGTTCGAGATTAACAGGTCATACAAGCTGCTGTTCTTTTTGCGCTCTATTGATGCGCCTATTGCGGCGGGTACACGGGTAAAAGCGTTCAGGTCGTCGTTGACGATTGCCTGACGGCTTATTGTGTAGGCTTTTCCATATGTTTCAATTTTACCGGTTTCTTTCTTGTCTGAGAAAGCACCCTGTTGGAATTTTTCCCCTTCCGCGATCACTTCCACATCAGAAAAGTTGCTCATTGCAATGTGGTTGTAAGTCTGGAAATTCATCACAGGCATAGAACGTGTCCATGTTCTGTAAGTGGTCGGGGCTTCCTGCATACCCTTTGAAAGATTCTTATTGATAGCATCAACAAGAATATTCGTGAAATCACCGGTTCCCTGCGCGATCTGATTCAGGATTTTCCCTGCGATTTCTTCATTTGTACGGCTTGCAACATGAGAAACACCATCTCTCTCAAGGCATGTACGCGCGAGCGCCTGTATGCCGCGAGGAGCGCCGCTTCCGCGAACTTCTTTCTGAACTTTCGCATCTTTAATAAGGCCAGAGGCATCTTCGAGGGCAAGTTTGCACAGGTCAACGAACTTCTCACCATCTTCTTTACCAACTTTTATGGTCGGTATCTGCGCGGTGGCAGATTCCGCGGCTTCTTTATGAAAAACCTTTGCCGCATCAGAAAAACTTACGCCGTCCTCTATTGCCTTCTTGACGGTTTCTGCTTTTATTTTAAGCATTTCTCCACTGGCGGTAATATCCATTACACGCTGGCGTTCCGATGCGATAGACGCGTTCGCCGCATCTTTTTTTTCCTTCTCAGCTTTTTCTGCCTGAGCTTTGATTTCTTCTGGTGTCATCTGTGTGACTCCTTCTATTGAGGTTAAAGAATCTTTCTTAGCGTTATTCATTATTACAGGTTCAACCGGCTTTTGCCCTCCTATATTGTTCATGACGGTTTGTAGTCTTTGGGGAATATTTTTAAATTCCTTCATTATTTTGTCGTTTGATACGGCTTTTTCTATCTTCTTTTCCATATCCTCACCGGCGGTGATTACCTCATCCGCAAAGCCAAAAGTCTGCGACTCCTCGCCGTTCATCCATGTTTCATCAGACATCATTTTATCAAGATCAGCCTGAGTTAAGCCTTTTACTTTTGTGAGATACGCTTTTGCGATGTTCGCCTGTATTTTATCAAGAACCTCCGCGTCTTTCCGTAATTGGTCGGCATTTCCAACGGTCATCGTCCAGGGTTTGTGGATCATCATTTCAGAGGTATCGTACATCACTATTTTATCACCGGCCATTGCTACAACGGAAGCAATAGAGGCCGCGAGCGCGTCAATATATACGGTTACTGTTGCGGGATGGTCTTTTAATACGTTATACATTGCGATTCCGTCGAACACATCCCCACCCACGGAATTAATCCGCACTTCAATATTCTCAACATCGTTATATTGTTTGAGGTCGGTTATAAATTTACTCGCAGATATTCCCCAAGAGCCGATCACATCGTAAATAAATACCTCTGCCTTTTTTTCTTTTTCTTTTGCAACAATTTTATACCAGGATTCCATTAACAACCACCTTTTTTGATTTAGGTTTTGACTTTTCTTCTGGCAATTCTTCGTCTTTTTCTTCGGGAGGTGTTTCTTCCTCATATATTTGCTGTGTACCATCGGCCTGGGCCGTGATAATATCCTCCAACCCGGCAGCGGTTAGCTTCTCGCGCTCAGTCCGTATCAATTCAACCTGTTCATCGAAGTCTATCCCGCGTTTACTAAGTGCCTGCGTAAGGCTTGTTATACCCGTCCGCAAACCAGCGTTGTCGGCGGAAATATCCTTGAACGGGTCAACGTCCTGCTTTCCGTTTCCAGTCCAAGTACATTCGTAAAAGCGATAAGGGTCTTTTGCAAATATAGAAGGTGAGATACCGGATATTTTTCCTGTTGCTACACAGTTCAGCACGAACTTTTCATAAAACGGCTCACAGTATTCAGAAACAAACCAATCTTTAATGATTTCAAAGGCTCTCCATTCCTGAATATCTATGAATTTACTCGCGGCAAAGTTTACTCCGTCCATATTGCGTGTTACGGTTGTATATGAAGTGCCAAGTACCGAGCAAACACCGTCAACAAGGATCCTTACCAACGGCGTAAGCGTATCATTGATATTGTCGGGGAATTTTAATTGTTCCGGCGCTTTTTCACCGCGCATCTGGCTCAGTGAATCCAATTCGAGAATATCGTCGCCGTCTTGGTCATCGGCATAGGGAATATCAGAGTTTTCATTGCTTAAAAACCATAATATCTTTGCTATTGCCTCGCTTTTTAAGGCGTAATCCTCAACAATGTTGTGTTTTGTGCGGAGATTTGACAAGGCAGAGGCCGCCGCGGGTACTCCGGCATACTGTTCAGGACGGTCAGTCATAAAAACGTGAATGATATTTTTTGCCGGAACAAGAGAAGAAACCCCCTTAAACCGGTATGAAACAGGCGCGCCGTACTCATCAAGGTTTATTCCGTGCAGTGTTTGTGCCACGTTTTCGCTCTGCCAATCGTATCTCTTAAATTCGTCGTATGAATTATCGAGTCGGTCTATCTCGCACTGCTGCCACATCACCGGTAAATAGCTGACATCACGGGAGTTTACGGCGTTTAGGAAATAATCACCCGATACAAGCACTGTTCTAAGTGCCTGTCGCTGCCCTTCACCTACAAACGGCATTTTCCGGCGCGCGTCCCACTCATCACGGCGGGAATATTTCCAAAAAGCGTTCTCCAGCGCAAGATTAATCTCTTTCATCGGTTTTCCGTTCAGGTCAACTACTTTCGGCTTTGGCCTGAGTCCCACGCCCACAACACATTGAACTATTGTATTAATTGCGCTGCGATATGTTGCGTCGTTGCGGTAAAGGTCACGGGATCGTGCGCGCATGTCTTTATTGTATGAATTTACCTCGGTGTACGGCATCTCATTCGTTGCCGTCCAGTCGCCCAACACTCTCCCTGTGCGGCCCGCGTCATATCCGGACTGATTTCTAATATTATTTGTTTGCCGGACACGTTCCCTATTCATCGCAAAGCCTACAATGCGGTCAAGATCTTTAGTATGATACCGAGGCGCGCGGATACGTCCGGAGATTAGGTTCACCGCTTCTTTTATTCTGGATGTGATTGGTTGTTTCTTAAAATTAAACTTTGCCATTATCCACGCTCAGCGAACTTGAACTTATCAAACATTGACGTTCTACCAGATTTCTTTGATGTTTTCTGTAACCAGTCATAAAAATCAGCCTGTTGAGTAAGTGTTGGTCGGTAGTATTGTATCTCATTCCCGGCAGCATCACGTATAGACGTAGCCTGGTCGGTTGTTAAAGCCGTTGTAATTTTCGTTTCCGATAATGTGATTTCCGTTGAATCTATTGACATTGATTAAAAAATACAGACAAAATGCAGTTTTTCAAAATGTTCGATACAATTTAGTTGTAACGCTTGGCTGTCAAGGAATATTATTTTTATTTTTAAAGTGTGTTGAATTTTTATTGACAAACATTACGTAAATCGTTATATTATACGCATGGGGTCAAATATATTAGGATGTTATATGTGTAGAGAAATGAGGCTAAAAGAGCGGATTCTTTTGGAAACAGCACCGGAGCTATTACGTTCAGTCAGTAATATTTACAAGGAATCCACTTTCCGCAGGCTCGGCAATGCAATACCGGGTCAAGCTGCCTATCCTTCCCGCGAACCTTACAACTCCGTGAGCCGCACCGTGGGCAATGCTGGCCGGGCCGCGGTATTAAATACTTTTTTGTAACCGGATCAAGCGGAAGCTCTGCTGTCAACGGTGACAGGTCAATATCTTGAGATTTATAATTCATAACCGCAATTCGGACAGGTTTTTGCTTTTATCTCAGGCTCGGTATTGAAATTCACATCAAACTTATCAAAGTCAATTCCAGACAGGTCGAAGTCGCTGCGTACTTCGTCGAACCCAATCCCTGCACCGGCTATAAACTCAGACAACCCATCGTCTGTTGTTTTATGGAACTCGCTTCTGCCAAGTAAAACTTTACGCTTTGCCTCGGCTTCATCCTTGCACTCGGTTTCAACGATAGGCAAAGGAGGGATTTCAAAACCCTCCTGCCTCATTTTCGTAAGCGTGCGAAATCGTCCAGTACCGTCGATGATAAAATTCTTTCCCTCATGCTTCCAAACGGTAAGCGCAAAGCAGATACCGTATTTTATAAAAGCATTTTTCAGCTTAGCATAATTTTCTTTTGACATTTCCGCAAGATTGCCCTGATACTCTGTAAGATGTTCTATCGGGATTAAATCCTGCCCCTTGCAGGATACATACAATTTCATATTAACCTGCCCTTTTAAACCGGATTACCATCTCTCCGGCATATATCATCGTGGTATCAAGATAAAGGTACCCCTCCGCGTGCATACGGGATATGAGCGCATCCTGGCTGGCACAATCCCCAGCGCTTATCTTATGCGACTGTATAAAGTCCCTTGTTGCCGGTATTGGGATTTCAGTCCTCGCGGCATTTGACGTTTTCAACTTCCAATCTTTCATTATCTCCTCCTGTTTGCAAACGGGTTATTATTATTATTTCTTCGCGCGAACGGTGAAAGCGTCTGCGCTGTGTTTTCTTTTGTGTTTACACCAACATCATCCCTCTGTATAGTCTGCATCTGTAACGCCCGTTTCTCGGCGGCGCCTTTGATTGCATCGCTTTTCTCATTATCATTTAGTTTTTCTGGTAAATTCATTAAGTGCGCCGCAGCAAGAATCATGTTTTCACAATCCCGGTAATGGTCTGCCCCACCGCTTACCCATACGTATTCGGCTTTCCCCATATTGTTTATTTTTTTATCCGTGTACTGATTAACAACCTGCTCAAGATACTCCTTGCCAATATCACCCGGTAAAAACCATTCGTCAGACTCCATGTAGTTCTGCACAAGCTCGCTCCAATGCCGTGTATTCCCCATATAGTGTATGTCTTTAGGTGAGCGCCGTATCGGGTCAGATACCGTACTGGATGCGCCTTTATACGGCCTTAATACAGGGAAATGCTTGCAAACATAGTGTACGTCAGCCCTCCTGTGACCGCCCTCATCTATAAGTCCAAAAATTATACCCATCTCTGTTCCGTCTTTTCTATAATAATTAGGTTTAAGTAATCCCACCCTCAATACGTTCAGCACCTCGTTCGGGTCTTTAAACCGTGAACTATTCATGGAACATTCTATAAACCCATGACGGATCATCCAACTGCTCATATTATGCCCGAATCCTCGAATCACATAATAAAACCCGTCATCCTGAGTATCCACCCCGGCAAGCAAAAGCAACACGCTATCCGGTATTTTTGCCGTATCCCCGTATTGATTATACCCCCGGCACTTCTCCATCAATACGCTCTGCGATAATTGTAATGTCTGCGGGTCAAGAAATCTCGCCATATCCTCATTCTGATATATAGCCCATGCCTTCGGGTTCTGCCTGGCAGAAAAGAACGCGCTCAAGCAATCACTCCATAAATATTTATCCGGCGTTGAAAGCAGCCGATTAAACCAAAAACATACAGAATCCGTTTTACCTCTCAACGGTATGGGATTCTTTATGTGCCCATCCTGCGCGACATCCTCACCATCGGCTGCCCACACGCCTTTACTTATCATGTCATATCTTTCCGTATCCAGAATATCCTGATGACACCGTGGGCATTCGTATCGTGCAGCCTTGTCAAGCCGTATCCTCACGGGGTCATGGTCTGCAACCCCTTCGGCATTTACCTTCTCTATTATATTTGAGTCAACCAGTTCGTGATAATGTAAGCACCTCGGACAGGGCATCCGGTATTTTAATACGAGAACACCGCCTTTGTGTATCTCATTATAAAATGGATCGTTCTTTTTCTTAGGACTCGACACAATTCCCATTATAGCATGATACCCCGGTATACCCTTGTAAGACTTCTGCCTGCCCCTCGCGGCATTAGCCGCATCGAATGACCCCTTGTACTTCGCGTATTCGTCAAGTATTATAAAATCACTGGAGAATGTTGCTATATCATTCTCGACATTTGCAGAAGCGCACCGCGTGATACCATTGGCAAGCATAATCTTTTCTTGACGTAAGTCATCCTCGTTTCCACTCCATAGATGTTTTAAATTCTCTTTAACGCTTGGGCTGATTCTTTCCTCAAACACGTCCTTCACCGTGTCTTTATCCGCGTACACAATAAGACTATGCCCGCCCACGTTATCATTCCACCACGCCCACGGAATATCAGCCCCAGAGATAGATTTACCAACCTGCACCGGCCCGCAAACCATTATGCATTTATATCGTACGTACGCATCGACGATATCCACCTGCCACTCTCGCCCGATAAAAGAGATCGGCCCGCTCTCACCATACCCCCGCCCCAAACTGAACTTCTTTACCGCCCACTCGGACGGAATCATCACGTCTTTAAACCTAAAAGAATTTTTCAACTCTTTTGGGAATTGATATTTAAGTTCAGGAGTGCCTATATCAAACTTCATCCTTATCCCTTCCACACCAGACATCCATCAACTGTCGCCCGAACTCTGCCATTAGTACGTCAATCTCTTCCTGTGACCGCCCTACAAAATGGTGCCGGTTCTTTCTCCACGCCTGGCCCCAGAAAGACTTGAATGAGTTTGCCCAGCTCGAAAACGCAGACTCATGGTCTTTAATCAACATCGTTTCTTTATTAGCATTATTAATCTTCGCTTCTAACAGCTCAATTTCTTTTTCAAGTTTCATTTCTTTTTTATTATTCGGGTCACGCGCTATCTTTTTTTTCTCCCTCTCCATCAGCCACGTATGAACCTCGAAAAGATTATAGCTGTTGTCCCCGTTCCGAGGGCATCCTGAATCAATCCATGTATTAATAGTTGTGCGCGTAACATTAAAAAACTGAGCGCATGTTTTCTGATCAACAGAATGAAAGTCAAAGCCAAGCAAGCCAATATCATCCGCGACAAGGTTCTCCCCTCCCTGCAATCGCTTCAGTATTTGCAGCACGGAATCCCTCTGGCGGTTGCCGAGGTTGCTCAACTGGACGAGGATGTTCTTTTTTTTCTCCATGTGGGGTAATTCCTTATTTCATTTTTATAGAAAAACGCTGTGCCGCCGCCGAGAC